TATCCCCGCATCAGGGCCTTGATATGTAGTCATCGCGCAATCACCAGGGCTGTGATCGCTCCAGAGACCCTGCCATCGGCAGAGCCGTTGGAGGTCAGGTCGTAAACAAGCGGAACACCAGTCTGCCCAAAGGACTTAGCCATTACCCTCGCATTGAAATAGGTAGACGACGCAGCTACAGGGGCAAACCCAAACAAAACCACTTCAGTCATTTCAGCAAAGACATTCGCAGAAGAAGACCCAGGAGTAACGTAACGAGTGGTTGAGGGGACCATCCCGGCCCAAGGTAAGATCGGAGTGTGTGACTGACCGAAGTCTAAGTAAAGGCCATACACATCGCTGGCAGTGGTGACGGCTATCGGAGTAGTGGCAGCAGCGGTGTTATAAACGACAAGCTCCGCAACAACAAACACCACAGTGTCCTCTTGATAAAGAGATGGTGGTGGGTCAACCACGTTTCCAAACCGGACCACCTCTGTGTACGAAGAGGGGCTTATACTGAATGCGCTGAATTCCTTACGCCACACCTTCTTTACTGGGAGCGTCGGAGAAGAGAGCGCCTTGTCAAGTAGGTGCCGTGTGTTGACAGCCCCAGGCTCTAGGTTGTCATCCCTGAGGTCGTTAACAATATCCTTCAAAGAGTTAAAGTCAGCAGCAACGTCGGACGCAGAGCGAGCGCTTCTAGGGAGGATTAGTTTAGAGAGACCAGCCATTACCGCACAAACCCATAAGCGCAGATCACGGTATCGCTGACGACAGACGCAGCCTCCCCATCAGACCTGTCTCGTACCTGGACTCTGATTGTATGGTCTCCAGCCACAAGAAGTGGCCTAGCAGAGATGTGAAACGGCAAGTACCCGTGGTTAGTCTCAGAGGACACCGTGACGAAAGCGTCGAGGGGAGAGCCCCCATCTAAGATTCTAATGTCGTAGATAGATGTGCGAAACAGACCATCGTTAACAGTCGCCTCAGCGGCTATCCGTATCTGCCCGTTAACCATAATGGTCATCTCAGCAGCCTCGTTTAAGGATAGGCTGTCTAAAGAGAGCTTCACCCCTGAGGTGGTCTCAATGTACTGCCAGAACTTACTCTCGGCACGCTCCTCATAGTCCCCGTCCTCAGAGGCAGCGGGTACGTCTAGCGTGTGATCGGAAACCTGATTAGTGAAGTGCGGAGTAGCAATAGGGCCAGTAGGTGTGGCTGTCACCTTTCCCACAATGCTAGTAGAGGACTCCCACTGTTCCACAGGGTGAGCAATCTTCTTCCACTTAAGCGTGTTGTTAGAGAGGTTGTTCTGATCAACGTCATCATGCACAACAGCTATTGCACGATTGAACTCACGCATCAGCGCATCAGCGTCAGCAACAAGCCCATCGCGAGGCGGCTCCTTAACCACATACTTCATTCTGACTCGTCCTCCAGAACAAGCACTGCGCGCCTAATCGCACCAGAATCCTCAAGGCTCTTTATCGAAGACCCACCAACAGTGCGGAGGGCCTTATTCACAGCCTTGAGCAAGTCTCTGTCTAGATTCGCCGTCGAGATCCCAGTGTCAGAGTAAACAGCCGCCCGGTAGAGCTTGTCTAAGAGCCTGTCATCGCTCATCGCTTAGCACTCCCCTCTGCTCTCTCGCCATAGTCGTCAGCAACAACCTGCCACCCAACTAGGCGGAACGGGGTATTTAATTCGTCCGTTTCAAACTTAAACCTAATTGACTTAGCGATAATTGCTTGAGGTGTTCCCTCGCCCTCAGGCAAGTCAACGAACTTACTGACAAGCCTGCGCTCATCCCAGGTCTTGGTGGTGTCCCAGTTAACCGCAGACCCCCACTCCACCGCATCATCTGCGTCCACCTTCACTGTCGTTGAGCCGGATGCCGTCCTGTCGTCCCAGTCCGTGTACCAAGACACGTTCATTGAGATGTCCCCAGTCTGGATGAAGTACAAGAGAATCTTATAGAAGCGCTTGTCGCTATGAGGGTTCTTCAGCTCAAGCCACTCAGTGGAGTAGCTCCCGGTGAAAGCCTCCCCATCGAGGTCGTAACCACATCCCCAGAGGAACAGGTTCGCATTCCCATCTGAGTCTGAATTAGAAGCGATAACAACCTCACCCTTGTATGGGATAGCAGCCACAACAGACCTGTCCTTAATGATGGTGAACGCACCAGTGTCTGTGTGAATCACCCAGACCTCGTTGTTCTCCACACCAGGGTTCCCGTTAACCGAAACGTAAACACGGTTCTCCTGCCTGTCAGCGAAGACAGTGGCCGCTTCTCTAGTGTGCTTGGGAAGCTGCTTCACCATCTCATCTAAGACTGAAGAGAGCCTCTTAAAGCTGGACCCGTCAAACAGGTGGAACCCAACGTCAGACATGAAGTAGGTGTTGTTGTCGAAGCTGATTACAGCCCTGTCTGTGACTGCGCCAAAGGTGGACTGCAGAGGAGTAATGATTGGGTCGTTGGTCTTACTGTGCGTAAGGAGGTATGCGCTGTTCCTCTTAAAGATAATCGCGTAGTCCTGAGCCGCACCCCAAGCTGTGATCTCATCTCCGTCATTAGAGTTGATCTCAATGAAGTTCGCGACAGAGACAGCCTCTGGGAAGTTCACCTTGGAGTAGTGGAGAAGAGAGTTCTCTCCTCTGTAATAAACCCGCCCCCTAAAAGAAAAGGCCCAGCGCGCAGAAGGCGGGGGGTTGTTCTCTCCAGGGGACGGGGCAGGAGTCACTGAGGCGGTTGCGACCCGTCTAACATCGAAGTGAGTGTTCGATGCCACGCCTAGCCTGCGAGGCAAGGCAACAGGGGTCTGCCCCCCAACGCTCCTGTAAAGAAGTCTCTGAACAATGTCGTGCTGATTAGGTGGATCTCCCAGCCTAAGAAAGGAGACAAGTCTGAGGTTCTTCTTGTCAGCGTCCCTAATGACATTCGACAGCGTAATAGGGGTCGCGCTCGCTGTTCCATCAGTAGAGTAAGATCCCTCAGTGGTCACACTAACTGTTGACGCTGCAGTCGTTGGGCCAAGGGAGTCTGGGAGAGACACGGACGTATCAAATGACCTCTTTGCATCAACCCCTAAGTAGTCATTCAACACCAGTCTGTTAGACACTGCAGACAGGTTTGACTCCTGTCCGTACATGTTCACAAAGGTCTGATAGTACTCAAGGTCTGCGGCAGTGGCGTCGTCCTGATCGAACGAGTGACTCTCCCAAAAGTCTCCCACCACCACTGGCTTATCTGTGGGACTACTCCCCTCTTTATCCCCCTTGCCGAGAATAACAACGGCTTGAATGGGCTCTGGGACTTCCTGAATCCCCACCATAGACAGGATGCGACCATCCCACTTCCTGGGACGCATTCCATCCACAAGAATGAGCATGTACGCACCCACATCAACAAAACGAGGATAGAAGCGAGGTCGTGGTTTAGACCCAGCAAGGAAGTAGCTGTAGATAACCCTCAGTTCGTTGGTCTCTAGGACAGCTATGCGAACCTCCCCGCGAGGACGGCCCTTCTTGAGGAGCGACGGGTCAGACGAAGGCACCCAGTACGCCACCACAAGCTCAGTAGAACCACCCCAGGTGTAAGTCCCAAGAGTAAGCACCTCAGCCTCTTCAAGGGGGTTACTCTGAACAGGCGCACCTGAGGAGACAACAACTCCCTCCTCAGTGGACAAACCAATAGAACGCTTTGGGCTCCACTCAACTAGACGCTGATACCCAAGAGCCTTTACGACCTCTCCCCTCAGGGAGAACTCGACTCCGTCCATGTCATCAGAAGAGCCCTTGCCCTGCCAGACACGGGTGTCTAGACCTGCGACATTCGCAGGCTCAAAGACCTGTAGCTTTCCTCTGGCTTTAGACATCGGCTAAGCCCTGAAGTTACTGTCGTCAGAGCCAGAGGCGTACAGCCAAGTCCCCTTGCCTACAACCCTTCGCCCGCCTCTCCCAATCAAGACACGCTGCTGGAAGTTGAGCCTGTCTTGCATGATCATCCTCTGGATGCCTGTCTCGTAGCGTCGCTGAACAGCGTTAGCCCTAGACTGCTCATCCTCTGCATTGAGCATCAGCATCTCAGCGCCATCAAGAAGAGTGGTCGAGTAGCCTGAGTCAAACATCGGACGGTCGTCGTCGTCATCAAGCCTGAGAGCTTCCATCATCAGGAGCATGTGAACTTGGTAGGTGGAGTCTGGGTACGGGTAGAGCGTCAGGAACATAGTAGAGGCGCTGTCAGGGCCTCTGGTTCCTAAGTAGTCGTCAGACTCGTCGTCAACAACCGCAACAGACTGCTCAAGCTTGTCCCTAAGAAGGTATGGAACAGACCCACCAGCAGTGCTCCTGTAGATGCGGAGGACGTAGTCCTTGCGAGCCACTACCGTGGGCAGCGTAACCCGGTTCTGGGCAGCGCTTAAGGTAACGCTAGACTCTTCGCTCAGGGAGGACTCGGCCCCAGACTTCTGGTCGTAGAAGCTGTACCAGTACTTATAGGTAGCGCCAACAGTTAGAAGCCCACCCGCTCCCGCCGTTAGAGCCCCGAAGTCACTGACCTTCTTGCGCGGCCTGTAGATAGGCTTCTTCTCTATGACAGAGCAAGCAGTGGGCTGACCAGAGACATCCTTGTCACGCATGGACATCGTGGCTGGCTGGATAGCCTCTAGGCTTAGAGCGTAGGAGGTAGAGCCTGTGAAGAGAGAGGACTCAATGATTGACTCTGTGCCCAGGGGGAGGGCCACTTCGTCGTAGATGAACTTGACCGTGCCCTCTTCGGTCGCGGTTGTCGATGTCCCTGTGAACGGCCTGTCGAGGATCATTTGAGTCCCCGTACTGTTCATGTCGATGACTGTGTAGAAAGCGCTGTCGATAAGCACTCTCTTGCCCAACACTGTGGGGCCAGGGATTTTGTTAGCACCAAAGCCAACTTCGTTTTCGCCGTTAGTGTAGACGACACCGTTTACGCCAGCCGCTGTTCCAGTGACTGTAGTGCTTGCGTGAGTGTTCGCAGTGTATTCCCTGCGAAGCCATCCCCACTTACGCCTAGAGCAGATGTCTAGGTACGCCTGATTAATCCGGCGATTGAGTTTAGCGTCGGAGGCTGAGTAGTCCTCACGCCGCTCTTGGAGAGCCGTTCTGAGTTCCGAAAGGTTCACGAACGACCCTCCTTAAGCGAGTGAGTTTTTAGACTAAGCCTTGCGACGGTATCGGACCTGAAGATCAAGAGAGATTTCAGACGCGGTTCCATTGTCTTCGCTCTTAACCAGCGACATCATAAGAACGCGACCCTTCGGAACAACGGGTGTCGCAATAGGGACATCGTAAAAAACAGAGTCAGCCAACCCACCAGTCCCACTGGCAGTGGTGTCTATCGTGGCGTGGGTTGTGCTGGCTACGGCACCGCTATCCATGGAACTCACCTCAATCGTCAACCACTGTGCCGCAGCAGCATCTAGGGCAGACTCACCAACGATCTGAACCTTCTCCAAGTAGATGTCAGCGTCATCTACAATCAACACAACACCACCTTCGTCTAGCCCATCCCCATCTGGGGGGCTCTCCCAGCTTCTTGAAACACTCTCCATAACTGAATAACCGTGTGGAGCGTAATCTTTCGCTACCCGGCTAACATGTGCTGCAACAGCCATAATTCTAATCTCCTAGTTGCGTAAGGCAGGGGGCCGAAGCCCCCCACCTGACACACGTTGTTTATTATGCGCCGCCGAACGGACGGAGCCATACGTTGATAACAGAGGTCAGGCCAGCGCCGAGAGCCTCTAGAGCAACGCCACGAATCAAGCCGATTGAAGCCGCAGTATTGGCAACAGAGATATTTCCACCGTTCATGCCGGAGATAACCAACCAGTCGTTGCCAGGAGAGATGTCAAGCAAGTCTCCTACTGCGATACCGCCGACAGGAGCAAGCACCTGAACCTGGGCAGCGCCTCCAACGCGAATAATCATTCCGTCAAGGGTCTGGATGCTAGCCCCAGTCGGCGCGACAACAGAGCCCGTCACCGAAAAGAAGCCAGAACCAACGTCCAACGGGTTGTCGGCCCATCCATTGTCGGCACCACCCGCTGCGGGCGTAACGGCTCCATAGCCATCCTGCCCAACTGCGCCCTGCGCGAAGTCAATCTGCACAACATCACCAGCGACGACAGCGGCACCAGTATCATTACGAACACCAATGTCCAGCGTAAGAGCTGAACCACCAAACATAAAATCAGACATTTTAGTATCCCTCTCTTAGCTTAAAACTGAATCGCGCCAGCGAAATCGACGCAGCCCTGACGGGACAACGACGACGCAACCAGCATCGAGGTGAAGTAGGTATGGCTGAGGATCACATCGCTGTTAGGCGGCGTGAGGAACTCAGTCTGACGGAAGTCGTCCGAAGACAGGATGGCGAGCTGAAGGCCAATGGCCGTGCCCTTACCCTGAACAAGCGGGTTCTTTCCGGGAACCTCAAAGTATTCCGGCTTCAGGTTGAAGTCGGTGACTCCGCGCTTTCCACTGGTCGTCAAGAAGAAGGTCTTGCCAGTTCCTGAGAGTTCCTCATCGGGGACCACGGGGGTTCCGTTGAAGAGCAGGTTCTCAAAGCCCTGGTTCCACATCGCAACGTCACGCTCTTCCTGGTTAGGAGCAACGAGTCGCTTGAAGAAGCGGTAGACCTGCGGGTCCGTCAGGATGATGTCAGGATGAGTGCCCTTCTTAGAGCAGTTCATGTAGACCTCTTCCCAAACGTCTAGACCATCAGTGCCGAACGCAGTGATTGCGCCGTACTGGTTCTGCCACGTAGAAGTGAAATCACCCTTCGCGATCCCGCCAACGTTGCCTGTCTGAGTTCCGAAAGTAGCGAAGTCCAGCATTGACTGAAGTCCGTTAATTTCTTTCGGAGTGGTCGAGGTGGCGGACTCTGCGCCACCATCAGCGTACATCTGACGAGCAAGGTCGTTAATCATGCTGATCTTAGAAATCGCCTGCTTGGCCTGAAGGAGGTTGACGATCTGGTACTTGCCACGGTTCTGAGCAAGCTCAGTGTTGTCAATGACCATCGAAGCGCGGTTCTTGTACCAGTTGGGGTAGCGGGCCTTGGTAGGGCCGTCTTCCGCAGTGGTAGAGAAAGTCTCATAAGTGCCAATGGCACCAATGTTCTGCGACTCGGTGAGGACCACGGGGACACGACACTCAGTGCCTCCCTCGTAGATAACTGCGCCCTGGCGGTACATGTGCCAGAGGAGAGGGTTAGCCTGAACGATCTCCATCGCTACCGAAGCGCGTTCTGCCGCTGCGGTAGTCGAGTAGACCCGGTTCCAAGTAATAGTAGCTTGTGGATTTGCCACGATATTTCCTTATCTAGTTAGAAATTGTCTGGATTCAAGCCAGCTTCTTTGAGGGCTCTGGTGGCTGCATCAAGCATAGACTCTCGCCTAGGCTTAACAACGGTTCCACTACGAGCCGACACAGGAGCAGCCTGACGACGCTTTCGACTTTTTTGTTTAGTAGATACTGCCTTCATCTCAGCCTGTGCAACACGGGCAGCGAGACGGATGGCAGCGGCGGGGTTGACCTGTGCCAACTGAGCAAGCTCAGGATCATTATCAATGATCTGACCTGTCAGCGGCGCAAGCTTCTGGTGATCGAGGTTGGGAGCAGAGGAAGCAAACTGTCGGTAAGCCCCTGTAACTCTCTCTCGATGTGCAACGGGTTGCATCTCCTGGGCCAAGTTCTTGATGCCGGAGGCTTCAAGTCTTTTCTGAACCTCCTTCTCAACGTAATAGGAGATTACGTCTTCAGGCTTTGCTCCCTGAGAAAGGTCAGGAGGACTATCCTCTTCAACTTCCTCAACGGGAGCCTGAGCTTCCTGTCGTGCAAGCACGGCAGCATTGGCAGCGTCGATAGAATCAAAGTACTTATTTTCAAGAGTAGCCATTCGCTGCATTCTTTTAGTGAACGCAGCCTGCATGTTCTTGTAAGAAGCCTTTAACTCTTCAGGAAGCTCTTCAGGGTTTCCACCCCAGAAAGAATCCTCGTCGCTTTCTTGCTCAGGTTCAACTTGGTCAGCTAGATGCTCTTCTTCACCATAGGCATCGTCAGCCTCACTACCGATCTCTTCAGAATTATCCTCGTCGAGGGTTTCTTCAAAGTTGTCGATGGGCGTCTCTAGTGTCATGGTTCCTCCAAACGCATTATCGCGTGATCTGGATATGAGTTTAACCAGAAAGTTTTGTCAAGTACCATCGGAACCATGCCAAACGAAAATATAAAAATTCAGATGTCTTCCTCAGAAATCTCAACCTGGGTCGAAAAGATCGAGGAGTCAGAAAGGATTATTGAGGAAAACCACCTCCCAATTTGGCGCTCTGTCCAGCATGCCTACTCGGCTGAAGGGGCTGGAGGGCCAGACGGTCTCCACTTTGAAGAGGGGCAGGAGGTTAACTTCAACTTCCTCTTGGCTAACGCCAACACCATCATTCCTGGGGTCATCTCAGCCAACCCATATATTTACGTTAAGCCTCGTCGTCCCGGTGACAAAGAGTCTGCTCGCGTGGCAGAGACTGCTTTGAATTACATCTGGAATGAGATTGACGGAAACAGAACAACTCGCAGCGTTGTCTTAGACACCATCCTGTTTGGCATAGGTGTGGCTAAGGTTGGCTACGAGGGGAGTGGCTCCTTCTACACAGAGGAAGACTACGACAGTGGTCCAGAGAAGCCGCTGCCTGGGAACGAGCAGGACGGAGCCCTTACCGCTGAGCAACAGCGACAGCTTCGTAGAATCATGGCAGACGACCAGATGTCGTTTGAGGAAGGCCCTGACGACAACCCAACGTACAACAGGGTTTGCCCGTGGGACCTACTCATCCCCCCTGGATACACAGACCTTAAGAAGTGCCCTTGGGTTTGCGAGCGAATGATTGTTCGTCTTGACGACCTGAGAGAAGACGACAGGTTTAACGTCCCCCACAGCGTTGTTGCTGACTCCTGGCTTGAAGAGGCAATCCCAGCAACCCTTACTGGGTACTCGGCTCATAACAATCTCAACCAGCCCGAGATTGAGCCTGAGTATGTAACGCTCTATGAGGTTCGATACTGGGGTGATGCGGGTGACGGGCTTCGTCGTTACGTCATGTGGATGCTTAAGAACCCAGGAACTGGTGATGCTCAGGATTCTATCCTTCGGCACATCGCAGACCCGATTGAGATGAAGGGCTACCCCTACGAAGTCCTTCGCTTTGTCGATGTCCCTAACAACTTCTACAGCACGCGAGTGGCTGACCTCTACTCCATCAAGGACATCTCTCAGCGTCTTAACGACGAGTGGGCTTACATCCTTAGGCACCACCGCTTGTCTTCACGGCGCAAGTTCGTTGCTGCCCCTGGAGCCCTTGAGTCTGGTCAGCTTGCTGGACTCCTTGAGTCTGAGGAAGACATGGCTGTAGCTGAGGTTCCTGCCAGCGTGGCTAGAATTCAGGATGCTCTCATGCTTCTTCCTGAAGCTCCCCCTCCGAGTACCACTCCAATGGTTCTTAGTGGTCTGTCTAAGCTGATGTATGAGATCTCAGGCATTGACTCCTTCCAGCGTGGAGGAGCAAGCCGCAAGGGGACCACAGCGACTGAGGTCGCTATTGCCTCTGCTGCTACTAAGGGTCGTGTTGGTATGCGCCTAGAGGGAACAGAGAAGTTCATCTCAAACATTGGTCGCAAGATGCTTTCAATCATGCGTCAGTACTTCGACGAGGTTCGTTACCTAAGGATTGACGGTGATGCTGGGGATGATGAGTTCATCTCCTTCACTGCCTCTGACATCCAGGGCTTCTACGATGTGAACATTCAGGCTGGGTCTACAATCCCAGTTGATCCTGCGGAAGAGCAGAGAGCCTTTATGGGTCTGCTTCAGACTATCCAGGGAGTCACTGGAACGCTTGCTCCTCTGGTTCAGGGAGGAGTGCTTCCTCCTGACACAATTCAAAACTTCATGGATCAAGCCTTCAAGGTATGGCGGCAAGACAAGAGAGTCCTTGTCGGTCCCTTGTCGCAGCTACAAGGAGCAGCTATCTCTGCCGGGGCTGCTGGGCAAGCGGCTGAAGGAGGCGTAGAGGACACTGGTGTAGGGGCTGAAGGAGAGTCCCTCGCCGGAACTGGGCCGAGAGAGGTAGCTCCATCCAGCGCTGACGCTGTGATGGGCAGATTCTAAAACTAAGGGGAAGTAATGCGTATTTACGACATGAAGTGTGTGAGCCCGCTGTGCAGCAGGGATTTTGCCTGGACAACAAAGTCAGCCATCTACGACATCGCTGAGCGGTCTAACTTTAGAGAGGTCCGCTGTTGGCACTGCGGTCGTTTCGGAGCCGCGATAGCAGCAAGCGTTGACATCCCAAGCCCTAACGAAGAGAAGGCTCCGACAGCGCACCCCACCAGGGATGCCATCGAAGCTCTCCTTAGGAAGCAGGGGGAGATGCGCTTAAAGGACATCGTAGAGGCTAGCGGCCTGCCGAAAGAGGATGTGTACGAGGTTGTATACAAGAATCCAGGCGACATCGTGAAGACAGGGTGGGGAGTCTACGGGCTTACTGCCGCCTCTTCCCACTGAGTAGCCTTCTCGTAGCAGACTGACTCTGCTCGTAAGTAGACCAGTCCTCATCTGACCACTGGTTGTGGTCCATAGCCCTGTCCATGTCCACTTCTGTGGCATTGATCTTCGTCATGCCTCCAGGGGTGTAGTGGGCGACTGCCACAGCAATCATCGCTGACACACAAGCGTCATCATTCTTTCCAGGGGGAGCGCCCATCCTCGCCTGCAAGGAATCAATGCCGTCACGGCTATAGAGGACGGTGCGCGTGTACGCCTCCATCTCATCAAGTACAGCCCGCGACCTAATTTTTACATAAGCCTCCTTGATAGACTTCTGCATCAGACCAACCATCGCAGGCTTTGTCTTTCTGTTCGTGTCCCACCCAAGGTGGATCCCAGGACCACCAAGCGTGTCTGTAGTGATTCGCCTGTACAGGTTCCAATACCTAGAGCGCTCAAGCAGAGCAATCAGACCAGCCCCAAGGCCAGTCACCTCTGGGGCTAGAATGGCGTTGTTGTAGTAAATGGCGACAAGAAGACACAGGGGGGACAGAGCGTCTAACTCAATCTTCCCCCTCCACTCAGCAACCTGCTCAAGGGTGGCTAAGTTGAAGACACACAGGTGGTCCCAGTCCCCACTCCCAGTCCCCTTGCTAACGTCAGCGCTAACTATGTACCGACACCCTGGCTCTGGGTCCTCCCAAACAGACATCCTCCCCATACCGTCAGACGCCTCATCAAGAACTGGCTTGTAGGTGGAGTAAAGACGCTCTCTCCCTAGCGGGTAGTTGCTTATATCCCTTATTTCGTACCACTTATGTGGAGGAGCCACATTCTCAGCGGGCTTAATAGCGCCAGAGTACGGGAGACACATCTCGCACCAACACCCATGAATGTTCTTCTGAGCCTGGACGGCGTCCCTGTCGAACACAGGAGAGCCTGAGGCGCTGAAAGCCTCCTCGTCAGTGCTTGGGTACTCCTGATGGAATCTCTCTACTGAGCCACCACACTTGGAAGCAATCGTCTCTCTTCGCCATGACAGGTTCTCTAGGTCAATCCACTCCCCGAAGTTCTCAAGAAGAGCCCTCTCTTCTGGGTTAATAGACTTCTCAAACTCCTCTGGAGAACACTTAAGAGGACGAGTGTACTCATCAACAATAAACCACGGAGTGAAGTAGGCGAACCAAGTTGAATCGGGGTCTCCTGGGTACTTCTTCTTAAGCGGCATCCAGGGGTAGGGCTCCTCGTTCCAGACCCTGGCACCTAGGTACATTGTGTGGTGAAAGTCTCCTGAGCCGTTACAGGTAGACTCGGCAAAGGCAAAGGTCCCTGGCTCGTCAGGCATAGACTGGAGCGTGGCTAAAAAGTAACGCTCTGGCTGCTTATAGAAGGCTACCTCTGAGAAGTGAGCGAGCCTAGCTGTCGTTCCGCGAGCGTCTTCTGCACTCTTCGCAGTCATCACTGTAAGTCTGCTTCGTAGACCGTTAGGGCCAACAGGCGCTCTGAAGTCTAATTCAGCCCTGTTGTTGTACTTCGTTAGTGGCTGAAGACGGGCAGGGAGGTTGTCTAAGAAGAGCTTTGTCTTTGTAAAGATGCTGTGAACAGCGTGGTCTGCGTGGGCAGCAATCAACCCAGCCTCATCACGCCTCGTCACACACCTGTGGAACATCCAGCCTTGGACGTGGGTACTGCACCCTGCCTGCCTAGCCTTGGCCTCCCAGACTCTGATGGGTATTCCTGCTGCATCCATCTCATCAAGCATCTTCTGTCTGAGCACTTGGCTCTTGTTCAGCTTGAACGGGATTAGCTCACCCTTCTTAGTCTGGATGAACAGGTTCTTCTCCGCGAAGGTGGTGAAGTCCTTGTTCTCGTCAAGAAGAAGTTCCGCCTCTCCTAATTCGTCGGACGTTCTCTGGGTTCGTTTTTTGACCGCCACGTCTAGACTCCCTTATCCAGAGCGGAAGCGTCTTTTTCATGTACGCGATGCTCTTCTTGTGAACCATTCGGCAGTGGTACCTGCTCCCCGCCTTCGTTCCTTCGTACACGACAAAGGCTATGTCTAGCCCGTTCATCCTGTCGAAGATTCGTCTCATTATAATCTTACTAATCCCAAGCTCAGTAGAGCAGGGGATCATGGCTAAGTAGCCCTTAGCTGTAGCTAGCTTGAACGCTTCTGTAGCTTTGTCGTGAGTGAATACGAGGGCATCAGGAGGGAGGGGAGGTCCGAGTACAAAGGTGCCGTCTGCTGAGGGCCACCTGTCTCTCTTGTCCATGCACCGATAGCGTTGGTAGATCTCCCAGTCATACCGCTCATAGTCATCAGCAAACTCAGGGACTCCCGCCACTATCTCCCCACTTCTTGCGCTCTCTATAGCGCCTAACCGCTTCAGCGTGCTTCACTCGACCCACGTCTGACCTCTGCCACTCAGCAGTGGCCTCTGAGCAGCACACTCTACAACGAGAGTTCCTGCCATCCATCATTCTGCGGGCTACCCCGAAGTCATCAATATGGAGGATGAGGTTGCACTTAGTGCATGTTTTGTGGGTGACGCTAGGGTCCCAAACAGGCTCAGCTTCAGACCTAGCTCTGCTCGACTTAGCCACACAAGGGGCACAGCTAGCCCGCCTACCGTCCTTAGACCTTGAGTCTCGGTGGAAAGAAGAAAGAGGGAGAGACTCATCACACTTGGTGCAACGCTTGCTCACCTTTTCTTGAACGTCCCGTCATCGAGTCGTTCCCAGCCCTTTCGCACACCACGGGGGAACCTGAACCACTCAGTCTCTGAGATGATGCAGACAGGCTCAGCCTTAGGCTCAGGCTTAGCCTCAACCACCTCTACAGCTTCTTCTTCAGCAGCCTCAGACTCTTCAGCTGTCTTAATCATGTCGATGTTTCTACCGATGTCTGCCATGAGGGAGCTTCGGTGCTTACCGTCAATCTCTGCTTGAAGAAGTTCCTCAAGGCCAGCAATATCAAGTTCACAGAGACGGGCTCTGGCTTGTTTCACTGTAAGTTCGCTAGGATTAAACATTACTTCTCCAGTAGGTGTGCCGACACAATAAACAAGGCACCCAGATAGGGCAAGAAAATGGCAGTTAAGAAGAAGTCACCGAAGAAGAAGGCTGGGGCAGCTAAGTGCCTCCCTAAGCGGCAGAGCGTTAAGCGCATGAACACTGCTCGCAAGAAGCTTAAGCCCGGTGGGGCTAAAGGTAAGTACTAATGATATCTATCAAGGCATCCCAATCTAGAAGGAAGAAATACTAATGAACATCCCTAAGAAGCATCTCGTTGAGGACGTAGAGAAGGCGATCAAGGAGGCTGAGGAGCACCATGATGAGCCTCAGATGCCTGGAGTTAAGATCGTCGTGAACATCGGCGGTCCTCCTGTGCCTAAGCACTCTCGTAAGCCTATGCGCCGTAAGGTGATGAAAGCTCAGAAGAAAGAGAAGCCTAAGGGTAAGAAGCGCAAGGGAGTCATTGGTCCTATGGAAGAGGCGCTTAAGGGCGCTTACTAACCATGCCTTCCCCCGGTTTTCGTAGAAGCCTTCCCCTCCTAGACTTGTCTCCTGCTGAGTCTACTCAGATTCGTATTGACCCTGAGCAAGAGCTACCAACCTACGAACTAGCCCTTGCGGCTGCTCAGGCTGGGTCATTGGGAGGTTCCATCGGGGGTCCGCCTCTCAGGGCTATCCGTGGCGGCTCCGAGTTATGGTCTGACCCTGTCATAGCGGACAGGGGCCGGACCACGGAGGTCGATCTCGGTGGCGGCAGGAAGGTCAACGTTGGGGGTAGCACGTATGGGGATCTGGCTGATGCCATGTTTGTCGATCAATACACGAAGAATCCAGGCGCTAGAGGGAGGTTGTCGGTCCATCTCCCAGGGATGCGGAGGCACCGACCCCTCAGTCACCGGGTAGACCCCGAACGACTCGTAGTCACTTATAGCAGCCTTCCGCGAGGCGTTCTTCGCGGCCAGGAGACTGGGTTCACTGGATACCTCCGAGCCCTTCAGGAGGCGCAGAAGATGGGCCTTGGGTACTCGTCCGACTCAAGCCTCAACTCTATGTCCAGGCGCGTCTACGAGAAGCTTCAGGAGAAGGGTATACCGTTTGTTCCGAGAGAGTTTTACCGGGACATTGATGGGGATCTCGTAGGCGCGCCTCACACAAGCCCCCTGTTCGACATCACACCAGAGGAGTTGGCGAAGGTTGACCTAGACGAGATCATGGCCGCAGGAGGTCCGGCATCCACGGCGCATGTGCCGCCACGAGCCCCCGATATGTCGAATGTGCCGCCTGGCGAACGGGCTAAAGCATTCCTTCGTGCTGGGGGGGTAAAGAAGATGCTTAAATCCGCCTTCAGCCCGGCAAGCCTCCTCATGGACGCAACGATAGGCGCTGGAGTCGGAGCAGCCTCTGCCCTTGCTGGGTACGCAGCAGGACAGCCGCGCTCAGCCGGGGTCTTCAACCTCCCTGGAGAGTATCAGCAGGCTCTCAGTCAAGAAGACCTCCTAGCTCAGATTGAGGCTAAGAACGTCAGGAAAGAAGCCCTTCGTCAGAAGTATATTGACGAGGTTAACGCTCTCCACGGACCCGGCACCTTGCAGCCTGGGGCTAGGATTGAGGAAATCAGCAACTACCTAGGCCCTGTTCGCGGGCTTCAAGGACGATAACCATGCCTCCCAAGTCAGTCCAAACAAGAACCCCCCTCTATGCCCCACAGGAGCGAAGCTCTATGGCGGGGCCTGTTGAGTCGTTTCTTCGTGGTGTGGGTGTCCCGCTAGACCTTGCTGGGCCTGCTGCTGCGGGAGGCATGTACTGGGGGAGAGGCCCTGAGACCATCCTTCGGGAATTCGCTGATGGGGGGCACGGAGGAAGAAGGCTCTCTAACGAAGCCTACTTAAGACTCGTTAACCCAGCAGGGAGAGCGGGGGGGACTGTTGGGCCTCTCATTCAGGGTGCCCTTCAAGAGCAGGCTATAGACAGGGGGGCGCAGCAGGCTGCGGAAGCTGCCGCTGAGCAGAGGCTCTCTGCCGCTCTTCGTGGAGCGCCCACGCCCTCAACAGTAGCTCGACCTAGCGCCCTTCGGGCAGCAGCTAGGGGGGCTCTGAAGCCAGCCGTGCCACTAACTCTAGCTATGGGTACTGCTGGGGCTGTGTCTGGGCCAGCAGGAAGAGCCTACGCTAGGTCAGCGGGGAACCCTACGGCTCAAACAGAGCCAAGGCTTGTGCCTGGGGGAGCCTTCCAGCCAGAGGGCTCTGTGTTTAGGGACGAGTCCATCCAAACTCAGGGTGACGTAGAAGCTCTGCTGTCAGAGATGGCGAGAGAGCGAGCTAGGAGTCAGGCAGCGGAAAACCTCCAAGGTATTGAGCAGGCTCTTGAAGTAGAGAGATACCTCAGACAAGGCGCTCCTTACGTGGCTATCGCAGAAGACTTTGAGCCGCTTGAGATCTCACCCTAGCGTCCTTCTCGCATACTCAGCAATAAGCACAGCGTCAGCCATACCATCATGTGGGACTCTCTTACGCCCTGGTGTGAGGTCGATGCCAGGGAAGAGCTGAGTAGCGAGGACTACTGCGTCTTCCTTTCCTTGCTTCCTCTCTTTTCCAGACCTCTTCGGGAGAGAGAGCGCTTTTTTCCAGGCTTGAGGGGTGGGCTCTACATAGCGAGCCCCGATTGCGACAAGCATTCCCTTGAGGAACCCCCAATTTGTGCCTGCGGTAAGTGTGGACTTGACCCCCTCACCGGGTCTGACTGAGATCTTCTCTAGAGCAGCCTCAACCTTCCCTAGCCCCTTCATCTCAGCGAACCATGCCTTAATCGCATGATAGTCCTGAGGGCCAGCGCTCCCGTTCACTCTAGGCATGGCGATTACAGAGAGGAGGTTCCCCTCTGCGTCTACAGCGGCTAGCCCGCCAGTCATGCCGGGGTCAGCACCAACAAACACCCTCATCTCATCTCCATTGCCATAGTAATGAGGTGCAGAGGGTAGCCAAACGCCTCCTCGTACTCCCGCCTGAACACCTTAGCAGCCGCATACAGGCGCTCCTCTCGCACTAGCTTCACAGAAGCCGCCCTGAAGCGAGGAGACTCTATGAGGGCGCTGTCTGGAGTCCCAACAGAGTGAGCCTTAGCTGCCCAGCGTGCGAAGTCGTCCATCCAGCCTAAAGTAGCGGCTCTCATGGCTAACCAGCTTGCCACAATGAGTAGTCCGTCCTTCGCTCCGCGCTCTACTGCGTATGCGTAGGTCTTTGCGGCGAATAAGCGCCAGTCTTCGTAGGGAAGGTCGTGAAGGCGGCAGTGGTCCTTGCCGTACTCGTAAGAAAACAGCCTGAGTAGCGTGTCACTCATCGTCTGCTCGTTATCCAGCCGTTACCGGGCTCCCAAGAGCAGTGAGCGGTGCCTGTAGGGCCGTTTCTCTGGGCTCTTACGATCATCTCAAGGTCAGAGACAGGCTCATGGTCCTCATCGTAGACAGAATGGCGGTAAACGAAGATGACAGCGTCTGCATCTTGCTCAATCTGGCCTGAGTCACGAAGGTCTGAGAGCATGGGGCGCTTATTCTCCCTGTATTCGCAGCTACGGTTCAGCTGAGCGAGCACAAAGATAGGAATATTAAGCTCCATAGACAGTCTCTTGAAGGCAGAGCTAGCTTCAGCCACTTGTCGCTCTCTGCTGTTCTCCTTAGGGAGCTTCAGAAGCTGTAGGTAGTCCACTGCAGCGGCACAGATGTCTAGATTGCTCTTCTGCATGCGGATAGACATGAGAGCAGCGCCTAGGCTCTTAGGTTTATCGTCGTAATAGACAGGCAGACCGTCCCAGCGAGACAAGATCTTACTTCTAACTCCCTCTAGGTCTTCTGCGGTCTCTCCTAGGTTCGCCTCAGACATCGCAATCCTCTCTCCAATCTGCATCTCGTTCATCTCAGCACTGATAGAGAGCGTAGGAGCCCCGTTGTATCTAGCGATGTTAGAGAGAAGGGTCATCATCACAGCGCTCTTACCCATCTTGGGCCTGCCACCGATAATCACCATCTGCCCAGGTCTGACTTTGAGGATGCTGTCTAGAGCAGGGATACCAGTGGAGATAAGCGTGTTCGTCTTCAAGCCCATCCTCTGGGCCTGTAGGTCGTCTAGGTAGTCCTTAGTGATGTCGTGGGCTGTCCGTGGCTCTGAACGGCCCTCAGGAGCCCAGGAGGCTAGGTTTGTGATGGTGCTCGACAGCTTGATTAGCTCAGAGAAGGGGGAGCCATTCTCTTCGTGGTCAAGGATCCGCCTAGCCGCATCAACCATGTACTGCCTACGCGCCGTTTCAATCACGTTAGAGACGTAGTGCTCTACGTTCTTCCTGATAGCAGGGACAGAGGTGATGTCGTCCACCACCTTCCCGAAGTGCTGCCAGTCAGTGAAGTGCCTTCTGTCCCCCACGTTGTCAGCGAACCGCTCAGTCAGAGTGGCTCTGTCTGGGCCGACGCCTCTCTCTCTGTCTTCTACAAAGGCAGACCAGAACAAGCGGTGAGTAGGAGAGGAGAAGTGGTCTCTCTTAACTCCAACAGCAGTAGCTTCATCAACAACAATGGGGCTCCTCAAGCAAAGAGCGAGGATGGCTTTCTCTGAGTCAAAAGCCACTACGCACCTGCCTTCACGTTGTAGATAGAGACAACAACGTCTATGTCATCAGGAGCAGGGACACCGTAGTACGAGCAGTACTTCTTAATGAGTTCCTCAGTGAGTGGCCCTCTGCTGTCCATCCACCTAGTTAGCTTTAGCTCAGGCTTTCTGTTGTTCCTCTTCAGCCATCTAGCTGAGTCAATAGAGACAACAACAGTCCCTCTGCCTTTCTTCTCTGCGCTCTCTTGAGCCCGCTTAAACCAGCGAGACATGAACATCCTGACGTT